AACTTGTTGTTCTAATTCATTAGGTGAATTATTTAATGTAGCAACTTGTTGTTCTAATTCATTAGGTGAATTATTTAATGTAGCAACTTGTTGTTCTAAGTCATCATTAGATGCCTCATTTAATAATTTTTGATTTTCCTCACTGATTGGCAAATGTTCACTTAAATCTAACAATTTCCCAACTGGGGCTTTGGAAGCAATATATGCATTACTCTTTTCTTTCATTCGTTCAGGAAAAGGTTTTATAAATGGACTAGGTTTTGTAGGCGAACTATTATTATTACTCTCTACATAATTAGCATTTGCAAAATTTTCAAGATTTTGGTATGCTGTATTATACGCATCTTGTGCATTTTCTACGTTTTTTTGTGTACCTTTGCCACGATATTGGAAATCATTAATTTTTGCTGATAAATTACTCTTTGCAAAATGTGCCTTTACTTTCAATTTATGAAGTCGTCTTGATTTTTTTAAAACCGGATCAGCTGATAACCTATTTAGTATAGCTGTATATTTGGCATTTGTTGAATGTTTTTTGAGTCTGGCCTTTACGGCTTTTTCTGTTGCATCTTTTTTTGCAGCTTTATTTGCTTCTTTATTCGCCGCTGATTTGTTCGCAGGAACAATTGGCTTTTTGCGTGAAAAAAATGACAATGGCATATATTATATCAATATAATATCTATGCGATTATTGCAAAGTATTGATAATAATAAATATATATAATGAAATATTGTAATATAGTCAATCTAAACCTCGTTGAAGTTGTAGATAATTATGTCAGTTTATTAAAGAATTTAACAGAAGCGCCGACTATATCATTAAATACATTTATTAATAACATTCGTGATATAAGCCAAATGGGTAAAATCATAGTATGTCATATAGATAATAAAATCATAGGAACCGGTACTATCATATATGAACCTAAAATAATACACGGTGGCAAAAAAGTAGGACACATAGAAGATGTAGTAGTTAGTCCAGAATACAGGGGTCGTCATATTGCAACAACTATACTAAAGATGTTAATTGAAGATTCAAAACTAAATAACTGTTATAAAGTGATTCTAGATTGTAACTACAGCAATATTCCCTTTTATGAAAAATTGGGGTTTATAAATAAAAATATGCAGATGACTTACCATAATAATTTGTCTGAAAGCCAGCCCCTGGACCATTTTACATGACGATCCTTTTCATGTCTCATTTTATATAAACGCCGACGTTTTTTTGCATATGTCTTGCCATGTGTTTTCATATAAGTTGGATAATTGCTCATACCGTACGCGCCGATACTCGCCACTTTCTTATTATCTTTATAAACATTTAATTTTTTAGTTGTATTTTTAGAAGGTTTCACCGATACACCCAAACGTTTAGCCTGTTTATATGTATAATTTGTAATAGAATACATATAAAAAGAAGATATAATAATATGAAATGAATCGTGTTGAACAAATGAAGGAAATACAACAAATGGGTTTGGAGTTGTTTGAGAGAAAAAATAAAGATTATGGAGATGCTTTTGCTAAATTCGGTCTGGTGGGAGTTTTAGTCCGCATTGAGGATAAAATTCAACGCGCCATTTCTATTAGCAATAGTGGTATCGTATTGGTAGATGACGAAGGATTAAATGATACGTTGCTAGATCTCCACAATTATGCAGCAATGGCGCTCATGCTTAAACAAAAACGTACCCTTCTTTAAGACAATCTTATGAAAGTCTTTATAATCTAACTTTGAGTTTAATTCCATTTAGTTTTTTATATTTTTAACTAAATGAGCAATTGTGAAATGCCTTATGATGAAAATGAAATTACACAATATAACCCTATTTATGAAACATTAAATATAAATATTAAAAAGAAGGTAGGTGAATATCTCTCACGCAACTCGTATAACAAGTATACATTCGTAGATATTTCGGGTGTGCAGAGAGAATGTTTTAAAAAGTATATAACCCTAGTGGACTATGTTAAATTTTTAATAGGTAAATACAAACCCGACCAGATGAAATCTCTGCCCGCGCCTAATACAGATACATCTGATTCATCCTACAATGAATACATCCATTCCATACATAATTACGCATATGTAGATGGTTTTTTCTATTATCTGACATCTTTATTAAAGGACGCCGGATTTGTGCATGGAATAGATTTTTATGACAGCTACGTGTGTTTAACAAAAAATTGCAATATAAATATATCAGATGATTTTGAATATTTATGCGACTCTAGTTTTTTTAATGAGAATTTGAATAAATTATTCCGATTTAAGGACCCCAGTTTTAACAGCATGTTTCAAAAGAAAGACCCTGTATCTATTAGTGACGAAAATATTGCAATAGAAGCAGATGAACTTAGTGGCTCAGAAGATGAAATTACGTTAGATGCATTAGATTTAGAAGAAATTGTTCCAGACGAATGCTACAATTCAGATTCATGTGATTCAGATCATTCAACCGTGGATAACTCTGACGATGAATGTGAAGCGATGTCAGAATCTGAATCTGAATGGAGTACAGACGATGATAGTGTTGATGTAGAAATAGACGAATTAATTCTTACGATAGACAAAATACCTACTCAAGTAGTATCTATTGAATGTTGCGAAATGACATTTGATTCTATTTTAGAATCCGACAAGATAACAATGGAAGAACTAGAAAGCGCAATGTTTCAGATTATAGTCATGCTACATGTGTATCAGACAGTTTATAAATTTACTCATAATGATTTACATACAAACAACATCATGTACATTACAACCGATAAAACTCATTTATCTTACAAGATTGATGGAGTATATTATAAAATACCGACTTATGGAAAAATATACAAGATTATAGATTTTGGACGTTCTATATATACTGTGAAAGACACGATGTTTTGCAGTGATAGCTTTTCGGAGAATGGTACTGCACATACTCAGTACAATTTCAAGCCATTTTACAATCCAGACAAGCCAACGATTGAACCTAATAATAGTTTTGATTTATGTCGCCTTGCATGTTCGATGATAGATTTTATAGTAGAGGATATCAAACATATTGACGATTATAGAAAAGTACCTGTATACGATATGATTCTTTCATGGTTGTACGACGACAACAATGTAAACATATTGTATAAAAAGAATGGTGAAGAGAGATATCCCGATTTTAAGCTCTATAAGATGATTGCACGATTAGTGCATAACCATACGCCTGAAAAGCAGTTTGGACACGAGTGTTTCAAGAAATACATAATAAAACAAAAACCAAAAACGGTCATGGATATAGACAAAATTAAAAACCTGGTTCATTTGTAAATACCTTTGCTTTACCAGATTCTTTTAAAAAATAATAGTTTTTAGCATACAATACTAGTAAACTAATAGAGAAGACAAATACGGCATCTTTCATGTTATTGCGCTTGTCTTCGTCTTCTTTGTCTTTGTCTAATACCATTTTTAAAATAAAAAATAATACAGATATACATAGTGCGATATATAGGTTTTCCATTAAAATATATATACTTAAATAGTTCATATATTTTAACGCATTCACAATTCTTCAAAGTCAATATTGATTTTTTCATTACTAGATAAGTCAAGTACTTCAAAATCATCCATGGGTATACTTTCTCCTAAACTCATCGGTTCTACGGGAGAATCAAATGTGAGTATTGAATTGTTTTCAGAAAATTTAATACGAGGCTCGGATTCAACATTGAAAGATTTGAAATTAGACACGTTCATAGAGTTTGTATTTGACTCGGCTTTGTCAAATGAATCGGGTGAGAATGTTTCTACTTTTGGTTCCTCATCCTCCATTGGATCCGATTTTACATCCGTCATTGGTTCCATTTTTACAGTTGGTTCCATTTTTACATTTGTGTTTGCGATTGGTTCTGCTTTTACAGGCCTTTCCACAATTTTTTCAACCTTGGTTGTTTCTATTTCTTGTGTTTCATCAATATACTGGCGCAACAAAGTTTCAATTGGAATGCGATCACGAATGGTGTTCATAATACACGTCTGTACAATGTGTTCAAACTCTCTGTTGCGCTTTTGTGTTTCAAGAGGCTGGATGTCAATCTCAAAAAGATAGATATTAGAATATAATTTCCGTGCAATGTTGGTATAAGCTTGGTGAATAAAAACACTAAAATCTGGAATGTCAATAGATACCTTTTTTGTTTCAGAACCAACACGAACACAAGAAAGAATCTTCAATTGAATGATATGCACACAGGTCAAAATATCTTCTAAATAAGAACAATTGCATAACTCAATAATACGTTTTTTTTCGGTATCAATGATACTTTGGTTCCATTTTGGAATACGTGCTAAAAGATTCTGGAAGGTCATCAAGTACTTTTCCTCCTCGTCATTTTCGGTACATAATTGTACGGATTCGTTGAATATAGAACGAAACCCATCTACAATATGGGGCGTCAAGTAGTTCATGAGAATAATGCTCCATTCATTCTTGGAATCAGATAAAGTGTTGCTACTGTAATCATCCATTAGTAAAATGGCTTAAAATAATAATAAAATAGGAACGCAATGTATTATAATTAGTTAGGACGTCTTCTTTTTGAATTATTTCTAGGTTTATTATGTGTCGCCATTTGAATTCTTTCAAGAGCTTGAACAAATGTCTCTGGTGTTATTCTATATTTATCTAAAACTTTCTTAAGGTTTTCTTTATATTGTTCTGGATGATTCAAGAATAGATCAGCACTATTATCCGAGTACAATGCATCACCTAATTCAATATAAAATGATAGTGCATCAATTTTAGATAAGTTTGTATATATATCTTCACAAATATTACAATATTCAGGATCATATTTCAAATCTTCAAACATATCTATAATTTGTTGAGTCAATCCCATATTTCTATATACTCCAAAATTTCTATAATGTTCAATTGCTTGTTGAATAAACATAATATTCTGTTCTCTACATGCACACTTGAATTCGTTTTTATTCACACCATTAACATTTCTTTTCGTACTACCTCCTCTTCTACTCTTTCTTTTATTTTTTACTCTCCTAGTTTTCATTACATTATAGGAATATTTTACCCGAAACAATCTGTAAATCATCTCTTGTAGATACAAAGATAGTATAATCATCATTGAACTTTATAACATGTTTTCTACCTCCAAATTGAGCGAATATATTATATTAGTTTATGAATTTATATTCTCCATGTCCAACTGCATTCATTTTAAAATCGTCTAAAAATGTTATAGTTGAATTTTCCCACGTGTATGTTTTATTTTTAATAACATCAATGGTAAAACTTTTAAAGAATGTCTGATACTCATTTTGAACTGTAGCCCATATTAATTTAGAAGCATCCGAATCACTTTTGCGCGACTATCTTCATATAGATATATCATATATATAAGATAAAAAGGACTAATTAAAAGAGCTTGAAATATACTACAACTGATTATTATAACATTTATAAGTTATTTTAATAATTCAAACTTATACACTTGAGTTTATTAGTTAATTTATTAGATTTAATATATTTATTAATATATGGAAAATTACATAAAAAATTATGAATCATATAACAAATCAGTTGTATACAATTTTAATACAGGTAATGGTGGTATAGGCGACAATATTAAATTTTTTATGTATATATTGAAACTTTGTATGCAAGCTAATAAGAGATTATATTACAAAAAAAATAATATATTTATTGAAGAATATATTAAATTAAAGTACGATATAATGTATGACGACGAAGACATTAACAAATTAGATGCCGAAATAGTAGAACCATATATGTATTACGGTACTGTAGACTATGACTGTGTTGTAGATATTAATGAGGTGTTTTACTTTACAGATGTAGTAAAAATAAATAAAACATATTTATTTCCACACGATATACCTTATATATCAATACATTTAAGATTAGGTGATAAATACTTAGAAACAGATGTTTCATATGTACATTGTACGTGGGATGTGCGAGAATTTTCAGAAAAAAAAATAGATGAATTTATTGAAAAAAATTCTAATGAAAATATATTTTTTTGTTGTGATAATGAAAGTTATAAAATTAAACTTAAGAAAAAACATAACAATATTATTATTAGTAATTGCGATATAGGACACAGTAGTTTGTCAAATACAACAAATAAACAGGTATTAGATGCAATAACAGAATTTTATATATTAACAAATTCAAAATTAATTTTTGGTGCTTCAAATTCTGGATTTTCAATAGTAGCATCAAAATTTAACAATATTCCATTAATATTGTAATAATTGCATTGAAAATTATAAACACTTAACATTGCTATTTAATATGTATAACGCATCCCCCCATCCATGTTGAGTCATATTAGTCAAAACTCTTTTGAAATTATATTCGGATAAAAATGTATCAATTTCAGTAATGAGACCACAATTTTTATATAATTCTTTTTCATTCACTTCTAAGTACAATGCTTTCACATGTTTTATAGATTGAATACTTCCCTTTAATGCCATCAATTCTGCTCCTTGTATATCAAAATTCCAAAGATTATATTTAGATGCATCAATATTGTTTCTTTCAAAAAATGTATCAATTGTAATACTTTTTAGTTTAATTTTATCAATATACATCACACTAGGATGTTCTTGTAAATGTGTACCAAATTCTAATACGCTAGAAGATTGATAATTATTTGAAACATTGAATATCACTTCATTATCATCTTTATCAGTTATTACAGCATTATATACATTCGGTATACCTCTTAAAGTTGCCTCATTGACCTTTGAAGGAAGTGCATCAACCCATATAATATCATTATATTTTAAACCAATATGATTATAGAAGTTTATTTCTTCACACTCATGTGCGCCTATATGAAAACATCCATTGATAGTTATATTATTTGCTAATAAAATTTTTCTAATTTCTTCAAAATTAATAAGCATATAATTTAACCAAATATTATAATATATGATTATGTATTTATTTCTAAATAAATGAAATTAATATAAATAGATAAGTAAAATAAAAATATTTTACACTATTATAATTTAAACTCCATGGGCTAATGTTTGAACCTATATGAAAATAAAGTATATATTTATTATATTTTAATACAACTCGCGTCCATATGTTTATAATTATTCAAAAAAGTAGTCATTATTTCTATTTTGTGCTGGTAAGGTATTCCTGGAAAGTGATGAATTATCTTATCGCTATGAATATTATTATCATTGTTAACAACGAATAATTTCAATATTTTGTTGTTGTATAAATGATATTTGTATGCATTATATACTATATAGGGTTGATAATAAGAACTAAAATTATAGGGCGTATTAACAATATCTTCATTTATTTTGTTAAATAATTCTCGGATTTTTTCACAGTTATTGAATAACAATATACTAGAAAATGCATACAAGATGTCTTCATGGCAAACATCAAACACTTTGTTAATATCATTTTTTACTAGTGTATCAGTATCTAAATAAAGTATTTTTTTGTACTTTGCGATAGATTGTAAATTAAATAGATCTAACCTCGCTTTGCGTGCATTATCTACATTATTATATCCATCATTAATTTCAAATATTATTTTATCATTATAAAATTGGTTTTCTTTGATTCTATTCATAAACAAATTAGATGTATAGATTAATATATGCGTATTGTCTAATTTGCCATATATACCAATACTTTCTAATAAAAGAAATAGCATATCAACATATTTATCTTGATTGAATACACATATAAAAATAAGATTCATTATTTACATTGTAATAATAATTAAATATTCCTGTAATAACACAACAAGTAATATATAATTAATGTCTCATTTTTTAGTTCTCTACATATAGTTTCATAATAAAATTTGATCTTGATATATTTTTCCTTAGGCATATTCTTCATTTTATTCAAGACCAAGTCTCCATAAATACCTTCCGAATATAACTTCTCGGCAATTTCCAGAAGTTCTATTTCATTTTTACTGCTCGGTACATATATACTAGTACCCGTCTCAACTGTTTTGGATGGTATATACATGTGAATAAACCTCGAGCATATTGGATTTAACAATTTGTCCTTGTTGTGAGTGACAATAAAAAATCGCGTATTGTTGCTATAAATTTCAATACAACGACGGAGAGAATATTGTGCATCTATGGTTAAATTATCTGCATCGTATAGAATAACACTTTTAAACGGTACTTGGTACGTATTTTGCTTAGAAAATTCTTTAATATCGTCGCGTATCATTTTAATTCCCTTAAAAGTCGCACACTCAATGTACATACAGTACAACTTTTTCATTTCCAGACTATAAATAGTATCTAATAACTTGGACAATATACGCCTTTTTCCAGAATTGTGATCACCGTAAATTAAAATGTGAGGTATATTTTTATTTTTTTTATAATTTTCAATGATAGAATCCATGATAAAGTAGTTGTAAATTTTTTAAATATTAATATATAATATGATATTTAAAAAAATAGTTTTAAAAAAACAAAATGTAAACGTAGATATGGTAGAAGAGGCGCTAAGAGTCTGCTATGACAATATGTGTTTTTCTACTTTTCCCTATATCGTATATGGGATAGAATCATCGGAAGATACACTGAATAATTATAACTCGGGAAACTGTATTGCATTGTGTTTATTCATAAAAAAATATTTAAGAAACCTTGGAATAGATACTCATTTGATAACCGCAAGTGTACCAAATGTACATAAAGTTCCCGGAGTCAATCATATATGCCATGTTTCTCTGTTAATACCTTACGATACACATCGGTTTTACGTAGTTGATCCTGCATTTTATTTTCTTACGCCCCTAGACTGTGATTTAAATAACAACAAATTGAAAGTATCTGATATGATGAATATTCATAGTGAAGCTGTAGAAAAAATAAATTATATTATAAGCCGTGCAGATAAATATAATCAACACAAATATCAAGTAACGTGTTATTTTGACGCGGACCAAAACGATAAATGGGAATACTATATGCAAGAAGTTGACTTAAGCGACGCTGATCGATATATTGGAGCAAAATTCATGGAAATGAAACCAGAACCATTTATTGTAAAAACTGGATATGATTCAAACACAAATACGGTAAAAAAATTGTACCATATTAAACAGCGAGATGATGCAATAATCATTATAAAAAATACGAACGAAGTATACTCGGGACCAATAACACATATACCAAAGGATATACAACGTGAATTAAATATGAAATTTTATAAATATTTCAATATGAATAGTTTCAATCAAAATTAATTAAATAATGAAACACATTTCCGCCATGAAATTCACCATGCCCTCCAATACTATATTTAATAGTAGTTAGACCGTTACTTTCTATATCATTTCTTTTAGCTAACTCAGAGTTTTTAAAATTATTAGACTCGTCGTTGTAAAAACTGACATTCTCCTCAATAATAAATCCACTATTTATTAAATGAGGCGGGGTATATAGATTTACCTTTCTATATATAATTCTGTTATATATTGCCCAGTCATCACCCCCCCATCCCTCTAAATCATTAGGAAATCCATTTATTTTTGCGTAAGACTCTGGGTCAAATACACAAGCGGAGCCTAATAACGATAAATGCGGCCAGTGCACTCTAAATAATTCTAAAAAACCGTTAATATTTGAAAGTTCTTCTGGAAATTCTCTTGATAAATTAAACCTATAGTCTGTATTCATATGCATGTATTTTTTTGGGAAAGTAAATATTTTTTCCGACTCTAAAAAGGCAGCATTTAGCAGTAATCCGCGGTTAAATTTTTTGTCATTGTTTTGTTCACTGATGACAATTTTGTATTCTTTATTGTGTTTTTCAAAAAAATTTTTGAAATTCTCAATTGTGTGAATGAGTTGTGTACGACGAAATGACTGTATTCCTCTTGCACGGTAAGAAACTAAAATAATAAACATAATATATTATTATTTATTCCTTTATATTTATTTAAACAATTATCTCAAACGTCTTGCCAAAAAAGGATAACGTAATCCATCATTCCAATTCGCAAAGTAAGTTTCGTCTAATAGTTTTATACTTCCATATTTATTTACTAATACGGAAATAATAGATTGGTCGCGTCTATGTTCAATAAATTCATTTGATTCATTATTTGTACAATCATTAATCAAATCATAATCCTGGCACAATGTACACCACTCATTGATAATATTCATACTATGAACATTTTTTTTATAATTTGAATGCCACCTAAACATTGAAGCATATTTTTATTTTCATTTGCACCTATCTTGTCAAAAATAAGTTGTTTAGTATATTGTATTTCTTTAAATTCCAATTGAAACGAAATTAAACCGTAATTACTTGTATTCAACATATCAATGTATTCAGTTAATCTTTGTTTTCCATTATTATTTATTTGACACCCAGCGTCGCAATATATCAATATATCGTTATCTTTTAATTGGTCTAAACATTTTTTTATTAAATAAGATTTCCATATCCAATAACCATATCCTATTTTATTATTTAAAATAAATTGCCCATGTTTATTCCAAAAAGGACTATCTTTTTGCAAATCTTCCTCTGTAAAACCTTTTATATGATCAAAAAAATGAAGTGTTTTAGCTTCATCGCATATTCGTTTAACACTGTTATGATAAAGAGCATTTCCAAATGTAATAAATTGTTTACTCTGTGTTTCCGGTATATTTAAATTCTTTTTAATGTCATAAGCTATATCAGTTAATTTTAAAGGCACGTGATTGTTGGCATAGATTGGTTTATTAATTATTTCAAGATATAGTTCATCATTATTTAATATCTGTAATATTTTGTCAATTGATTCATTCATATCATTAGTAGAAAAACTTTTTACATTTATAAATCTCTCTTTATTAAAATAATCTTCAATATTATCTGAACCCCAATACACTGGTACAGTATTTGCAGCAAACCCTTCTAAAATTTTTTCTGTTATGTAGTTATTATTTTTAGAATTTTCCATTGTTATAATTATTTTATATTGTGATACAAAATCTATAAATCCTGGAGAACAATGCAAATCTTTTATACGCTCTACGTTATTTTTATATTGGCCTGCATAATCAATATGCACCTTTTTATTAAGTTCTTCTATAAATAAGTTTCTTCCCTCTTGATCGCCGCTATTTGAAATAATAACACATACATTCTTTTTTGGGATATTTGTTTTTTTGTTTTCGTTTATAAATTTATATGTAAAATCAAATGCATACGAATAGTATACATAAAGTGGTAAATTTACCAGATTGCTCAAAGTGTCGTTTTCACTTTTACCTTTTAAAATACATGAATACTCTTTCAATCTGTTATTATTTAGACCATTTTGTATAAATTGTGGTAAACGCCTATCAGATTCACCTATTAATAAAAAAGTATATTTCCATTTTTTATGATATAATAAAGTGTTTCCAAAAACACTTTCAAATAATATGTCGCTGTCATCTATGTTTCCTTTTTCAATAGTTTCATTAAATACAGTACTAAATAAAAATAAAATTGGTTTCAAATCAATCCCGTGAAAAATATCATTAATGTATACTTTCATTTATATTATAATATATGATATATTTTAAATAGTTATTTATTCGTAAAAAATATATATCTTAATGTATTACGTTATATAAATGATTACAATAATTACACCATGTTGCCGCCAAAAAAATATCCCCCATTTGTATGATAGTATTGATTTTGATAAAATACATAAGTGGATAATAATATATGATACATCAAATGATAAAAAATATGATAAAATATATAATCATTCAAAAATACTAGAAGTTGAATGTACTGGTGGTATATCTGGAAATCCACAAAGAAATTATGGAATTAGTTTGGTAGATGATGGATACATATATTTTTTAGATGATGATAATATAATTCACCCTAATTTTTGGGAAATAGTACCGTTATTAGATAATAACTGTTTTTATACATTTAACCAATTTAGAACCAATGAAATTGAAAATGTATTACCAGGCAACAATGTAAATGTAGATAGGATTGATACTGCCATGTTTATTGTTCATAAAAAACATATAAATGATGTCAAATGGATTTGTGATAAATACAATGCAGATGGTTATTTCATATCTGAAATAAATAAGAATAATATTGGCGCCCATCGTTATATAAATGCCATATGCTGTTATTATAACTATTTGATTTAAGCAACGCTGCCGATTGGTTTAGTATATGGATTTTGTTTGAATGCTTTTAATAAATCTGCCTGCATATAATCATCATTGATATTGCGGTATTCTTGTGGAGCAGTGGTATTAACGCCATATTGTTGAATATTAGGAGCAGTTGGAATATATTTGATCGGCGTCCAAGTGTTATTACTTTCACATGTTTTAAGGTTCACGTTCATATTATTGTTAAATACATTTGTATTTCCTACCGGTGTTCTATTTGTAATCGGTTTGCCAAATTCACGTTGATTGTATTCGGCATTGTAGGACCGAGTTCCAGATAATCCACCCGCATTTCCCATATATGAGGACTCGGTGGTTTCTCTCTGCTGTCCAACTAAATAAGGGTTAGATGTCATATATCCATCGCTGTTTTGGCGATTGACTTGCATATAATTTGTACCAATACGATCCACTTGTATTTGCCTATTTGTGACTGGAGCAACCGTTCCTTCATATACAGTATGCTTGGGTAGAGCGGTCAAATTTACATTTTGAGAGCATTCTACAAAATTTCCTTTCTTAGTATGTTTTAAACCATTCACAATTGGGTTTACTACATTCGCCATAAATAGTCCCTTGACGGCACCAATATATTCAGTATCGCACGTTGAACTACGATTGTTATTGTATGATTTATAGGATGTCTTACCGTGATCGGTAGTTGGAAACATTTGAGTATTTGTTAAATTTAAATAAGGATTTGTGGGTAGTTCGGGTTTATGTGCGACATCATATGCACCTTTTACATATCCGGCCGCATCTGACGTGCGCGTACCATAATAAGAAACGCTAGTATGCTCTCTATTCTCATCTGTCAACATTTGTTCAGACGCTTGCGTTGGTTTTAAAATACCAAGGGCATTTCCTTTAATTTCGCGGTTCACAAAATAAGTATCTGGCTTTTTGTTAATTGTTTTACCAATTATAGCATGGTCTCCTTGTTTATAAGCTGGAGGCACATAATTCGTAGGATTGTCTGGTTTTGGATTATTTGTTATGCGTAGCTGATCTACCGTTTTATCTATCCATTTCTCTCTATTTTCCATTCCAGAATTAAAACCAGATGTACCGGGTGCAACTTTCACTTCTTCCCATGGCTTGGAATTAGCAAATCGTTGTGATTGTACTACACGGGATTGAAAGAAGTCGCTCTGATTTTGATTACCCCACACATTTTGCATATTTTCATGAGGTTTAAAAAAACAAGAAACCTCCTCTTTTTCAATAGAAGTTGAACCTGCGCCTGTATAATTGTCTAACGTATTGTCTATTTT